TCATCACCTGGTGGATGCGCCCGCTGCCATAGCGCTGCATGGTTTCCTCTGCCAACTGTGAGCCGTTGCCACGAGCGTCGAAAGCTGCACCATTGAACCTGGGCAAGCGATCGAGGATATACCACACGATCTGCCGTTGCTGCACGAACGGCACGTTTCGCAATTCGACAGCGAATGGGATACGGCGGCGCAGGGTCTGCCCAAGCTCCAATGGGAATAGCGTGGTCAAATCCCCGCTGCGGCCAAAATCCTCACCCAGAAAATGCTGAAGCTTTTTATCGAGCGCCTCGATCGGGGGCAGCAGATTTTCACTGCACCACTCCTCAACAACCCGCTCGCGCGTGTACTCATCCTTGTAAACAAACTCATTGTCGCAGGCGAAGCGCAGTACCGGTGCATCGACCATGCGGGATTCCACCAGCACGCCAGGCAGGTATTTACCGCCGCCCTGGCGCGGCTGGCAGAACAATTCCTCGTCCGCACCGTCGGCATAGAACTCGACGATCTCATCGCGCCAGGCGGCTTCCTTCTCCTGTGACCACTCAAGGCCGCGGGTCAGGCAGATACGCTTGTAAAGGCCATCGCGCAGCGCATCGTCGAAGTCGATGCGGATCAGGCCGTATTTGAGTCGGTTGGCGCGGATGTCCTTAATATATTGGTTAAAAGGGTTGTCTTCCCCATTATGGGTCGAGATCACCAGCACCATGCCGCCCCACATCAGCAGCGCCAAGGCAGCCTTCATCAGCTCGGGCAGGTCATCGTGGAAGGCGGCCTCATCGATAATCACGTAGCCCTGCCGACCGCGCAGCGATCGCGGGCGGCTGGTCAGCGCAACGATTTCAAAGCCGCTATCGAACTTGATGCGGAAGGCCTGAATGTCTTTGTTCTCATCGCCCACCGCATCCTTAAAAATGAACTCTTCCACCGCCGAGGCGGCGTGGCTAAAATGCTTGGCCCACTCGGCGCTGGTGTCGATAAACTCCTTGGTCATGTCGAGGTTGAACCCGATGTAAAATACATCCATGCCCCCGGCTGACTTATTGGCCGCCGCCACTAAAACGGCATCCGCCGATATTCCCCAGGTCAAACCGACACGGCGGGATTTCTCCACAAACGCCACGGCCGAACTGGCACGCAGTTTGAGCGCACGCGACTGGTAGCCCAGGAAAATGCTGGGCAACTCGGCAATGTTCTCTGGCAGGTAGGTTTTCAATGCACTGCCTCATGCTCGAGCTGCTCGGCCATGACGTAATTCTCATAGGACATGGCCAGGGCAACTTGCTTCTCGGGGGGCAAAGTAGGCCGCGCCTTACAGGCAATTTGCAGGCATTGGATACGCACCCATGCCAGATGCTCCATCGACGCGCTCACTACATCGTCGGTCATGATTCCACCCCAAGAATGCTGGATTTAATTGCATGAATGGTGTCTGCGGAGAGGCCACGCTTTTTGGCTGCGGCGACGGCTGTCTCTGCCGCCTTCTTTGTGGTCTCCCGACGCTCCAGCTCGCGCGCGGCAGCCAGCTGCTGATCGAAGTCCGTCTTGCCAGCCTTGGCGGCTTTCTCCAAAGCCGTTGCCAAAAACATAATATCCTTGGGGTCGAAAGGCTTGGCGTTGCCGTCATCGTCCGATGCCATGGTGGCGCGCAAGATAATGTCCTGCAGCAACTCGAGGTTCATACGGGTCACGTCACTGGTCTGCTTATCGCCGAAATTCTTGGTGAGCGCTTCGGCCAGCTGGCGGCTTTCGCGAATACGCTGCATGACCTGCTCTTGCTCTTTCAGGTGGCGGCCAAGCGCTGAGCGCGAGGGCTTTCCTGCCGCGCCGACAAGCGTTTCCAGGGCAGCAAGAATCTCGTCGATCGTGCGACCCGCATTACGCAGTTGGGCGATGCGCTCACGGACTTCATCCGGCAGGCGATCAACGCTACTAGGGCGGTGCTTGCGGCTCATGTCACACCCCAATGGATGGCTTTTTTACGCCTTCGACGGCTTCCCGGCCTTCGGCAACATCGACGCCCCGCGCGGTGATCGAGACGATTTGAACGGTCTTCACCCATTCATCGATCACGAGGCCGATGCTTTTCAGGAAGCGCACATCCTCATGGATGGTCGTGCGTGGGTGGCGGCGAAAGCCGAATGCCTCCAGTGCTGTATGCAGCACGGAGTCATTGGCGGAACCGCCGGTCTCGGTCAGCACACGCAGGATGCACAGACGGCGGTCTTTGGCCAGATGCTCTTTAAAATCATGCCCCGTCGTCATTGGTTAAATCCCCCCTTCAATAGGAAATCTTCGGTTCGGTCTGCCTGGCGCTGGATGCGGGCGACGCTGTCATTGGTGTGCTTCACATTGCCGCTGATCTCGATCACCTTGACCAGCAGCTCGTTGTGATGGGTTACAGTCGGCAGGTTCTTGACCACGTTTTCCATGGAGGCCACACGATCCTTCAGCTCACGGTGTTCATCTTTGGTGGCAAAACTCTGTTTCAGCAGCCACCAGATGCCAGCCGCCACACCGCCGATCACGGCGACGATCCCGCCGAGCATTTTCAACATGAAGCTACTTTCCAAGGCGGCGCTCCTCTTTCACGATATCCTGTAAGGCGGTCACTTTTGCGCGGCAGCGCTGGATACCGAGGCGGAGGGCTCGGTAATCTTCTTCGGCAGCTCGATCGAGACGGGGCGCACGATGTTGTCCAGGAGCGGCAGAATATCCGGCTCCGGCTCCATCAGCCATGCCGACACCGGCGGCCGCTGGGGTGACTTCTGCACCACAGCTTCCGTTGAGGTACAGGCCGATAGTACCTGTAGCAAGATCGCGGAAAAGCAGATCGTTTTGATCAGACGCATGGGAATACTCCTTGAAGGCAACACTTTCGATGGTGTTAATGGCAGCCCCGAGTTGCTCTGTTTGCTGATAGGCTCCGACCTGCACCTGGCTGTCGGCCAGGTCACGGGTGGTGCCGTCATGCGCGCGCAGGGTCGATTGCCAATAAGTGGCAATGCCGAATCCCAGCAGGAAGCCTACGGTGGCGGCAATTACAGCGCACTTAAACACAGCTGGCGCTCCTTCTCCCGACGGATGACCAGCCCATTCAACCGCTTGCCTTTGGCATAAATCCACCGTGGCAACTCATTGCATGCGGCAACAAACTGGCCACCATGGGCCAAACGCACGAGGGTGGATTTCTTCATCGCGCCGATCCCCACGTTGTAGCTCCAGCTGGCGAGCGCCGCGTGCATCTCGGGCGGCATATCCTGCTGAACGGCCCAATCAAGCTGCGCGGCATGGAAGCCGAGCTTGGTGGCCAGCATCGTGTCGCATTCGGCTTTCGACCGCACATCGCCCAGCCGGACGTTCTCGGTTTCGCCGTAACAAATGGTGGGGATGCCAACCGCGTCGAGATAGGCTTTCTGGCGTAGCCCCTCAAACTCGATGGTCAGGGGCGTGGCAATGATCATGACGCTGGCCAGCACGGCGCTGGCATGCCGCCCGGCCGCCGACCCTAACGTGCAGCGGCACAGGTCATGCAGAAGTAAGCTGAGGGATTGAGAAAATAAAGGCAGCATAAACGCGAATTTACGCGCCTGCGCGAGCCCGTGGCATTGTAGCGTGCGCTACATATCGAACATGTCGAGCTGGTTTTTATCTTCTTCCGCGGCAATAATGCGATAAATGGTGGAGCGATCAACGCCCACCATGCGGCTAATTTTATTGATAGTCTTGCCCTCGCGCAGCAGGCGCAAAACCCGCTGGGTTCGGCCGGCGGTCAGCGGCACGGTGAATTGCATGCCGCCCCAGACATCGGATAATTTCTTGGCATCGTACAAGCCGATGCTGAAGGCGATGGGGTTGCCTTCGGTCATATGGACAGGGATGGATAGCATCGAACCACCAAAATCGATGGAAAGCTGCCCCAGCTTTTCCTCGCCGATCAGCGCTTCCAGGCTCGCCGTATTCGGCGAGTCGCTCAGATCAAGATGATCGTAGCGGCTATGCATGCTATTTTCTCCCCTTGGCAAGGCGGCATTTCTGCCCTAGGGCAGCGATCAACTGATCCATGTCCTCGGCCGGCATCAGCTCGGGTACAAAGCTCGCAATGTCGATAGCGAGCAGCGCATACTGCGCGCGGATGGTCGCGGCTTTGGCGGCGATGCCGGCATGATTCATCGTGGCTGGGGCCAGATCGACCCCCATGCGCAGGCGCGCATTGGCAATGCTTGAGATCGTCTCGGCGCTTGGGTTGTGCCAGTTGACTCGCTGGAGCCAGCCGCGCAGGCCACGAATCACGTTGTCGAACTGCTCAGCATGCATCCACTCGATCCGCGCCACACCGCTCATCCGGTTGCAGAATGCCAGCAACGCTTCCTCGGCGGGGTCTTCCAGCTCGCCAAGGTGGTAGAGGTTCAGCCACAGCGCCCGAATCTTTTTTGCCTGTTCGTCGCTTGGCAGGCCGCCCGGCTTACTCGGGCGCTTAATGCCGCTAAAACCAAGGCGGGCGAATTCACGCAACACCGCCTCCAACTGCCCCATGCTCATTGCGGCCGAGCTGGTCTTACCCGTAATGCGCTCGAGCATGGCACGATAGCAGCCATCCTCCATGCACAGCTCTTTCTTCGCCACGTGGATTTTTGCGATCAGCGCCCGTCGCGGGTCGAACCCACGGGACGAGCTGCGCGACTTATCGATGGATACGACTTTGCTCATGACGCGCCTACTTGGGCATCCATGTGCAGTGGGGCTGATGCTATATCTGGGTAAGTATCAATTTCAATGCCTTCAAAAACGGTATTATATTTGTTTCTTTCCAGCGGAGCTTTCTTGTTTACCCACCGTGGGTTAAGCTTTGCGGCGCGGTATTGCTCAAAAATATTGCGAGCGAAATCGCTTGTAGCTGATAGGCATGGATACTGCTCAGCAGGTTTGTTCATTAAAGACACTGGGTACTTAATAATAACTCTTTTAACGATCAGCGGCAGCCGCAGCGCGAACCCACCGGACGAGCTGAGCGACTTATCGATTGGGATGAAGTCCATGCTACACCCCCGCAAAATCTAGGGTGACGGATTGCCACTGCGCCGTGGCGGTAGGGCGGCAATAGAAGCGGATATATTGG